CCCTGATTCCGTTCATTTCGACTGTTGCAAATATCTCCGCTCCCTCATTCATCAGTCGATAGGATTCTTTATTATTATTTACTTCCATTTAATATTAAATCCTTTTTGTATTGTAGATTCCCTGTCAACCTCTAAACCCCATACCGACCATCCCTCCGTTCTCTGTCTGGCAAACAATTCTATTCTCGGTAAATCACCAACCAATTCAATGATTCTGTCCCTAGTCACATCCGGTTTTTTACTATGTTCCTCTACAGGAGAATCTATTATTGAATGAACATCAGCATTTATTCTTTTCGGTTTTCCTTTGGTCGCAAGAAAACAAAACTCCGCATTCGCCCTAGTCCAAAATCCCATACCCCAAAAGTAGGTCCATATTTTTCTATTTCTCTTTATCCAAGTAAACGCATTTGTTTTATACTTAAATCCCCATGCAGATATAACTTGAAGGGCTTCCGGCAACATCGGAGCGGTCACCCATATAAACAATACACAATCATCAGCAGCAAGTTGGCTAACAGGTAATGCGCATATGTCTTCTTCTGTCATTACAGCATATTTATTTCCAGCCCACCTTCCCGCAGCATTATCCGCATAATTACGATAATACCAGGGAGGATCGGCGTAAATAATACTGTATTTTTTATCAGGGAAAGAAACCTGATTCATTGATTCGCACCTTGCAGTATAGCCAATTTGTATTGTATTAAAGAATCTATCCCATTATACAACAGTAATTCCCTATTCGGAACCTTCTGAATCGTATTAAAAGCATTTCCTCCCCTAGCTTTCAAGAAGGAGGATACCTTTTCATTCCAAGGTTCCAATCCAAAATTCATGTATGCCTGGAACTCTAAACCGGATATGTAACTTCTATTGTCTATCAGGTGAGCTATGTTCATCGTATCCCACTTCCAACCCTTCACATCGACACCAAAATATTGTTTACTCCATACGTGTTCAAATTTGAGATTGTGTGCGGTTTTCGGAATAGTAGGACATTCCAACATCATCTTCCAATATTTCAGGGAGATACTATCGAATGAAGAAGTCATAAAAGCATAAGCCACCGCTCTATCAAAACAAAGGGATACCGATACTATTTTATGTCCTTCTGCATACGGTTTAAGTCCTGTAGTTTCATAATCAAAAGCTAACAATCTTTTATTTTTACGACATCCCTGATACATCCTTTTCAAAGCAAGTGGTAAATTGTCCTTATTTAATACAGTTATGCAATCCTGTTCCGGTTTTTCCTTTTCAACTGTTCCCCTATCATACAATACATGATTGATCTTTTTCATATCGTCCTTGAATATCAACTCTACAGCAGGATTTGTTTCCCTTTGACGTAGAATATAACTCGGATGGAATGAAGGGATAACCCAAGATTCAGATTTCCTGTCAGGAATTATGAAACCTCTCCATCTGCTGATTCCTCCCAAACCTTCTCTCCACCTATCACCTAGAAAACTCTCCAATGCTATTTTACCCAACAGCACAATAACCTTTGGATTCTTTTTCTCTATCTGCTCCCACAATCTAGGACGGCAATAGGCTACTTCATTTGACGATGGGGTTTTATTTTTTAATGGAAAGCAATTTACAGCATTGATTTTCCAGCAGTCCTCATCTAAATCAATCGCAATACTGGACAATACTTTCCTTAAATATTGTCCTGTTTTACCTATAAATTGAGAACCCTCTCGATCCTCTACTCTACCAGGAGCCTCCCCAACTACTAATATTCCCTTTTTACCTTCTCCACTCAATTCCATTTTAGGAGATTGGCATTCCTGGTCCAGCTTGCAAATATAACACTGTCCAACTGGTAGACTGTCCTTAACTGATTTAAAGAATCCCTGCATATTTATTCCGATACTGCTAAAGCAACAACATGAACAAGTTCCCGTTTTCCTTCTTCATCATCCCTTTCGATTCTCAACTTGGTTTTGTCCCCATTCAACTCTAATTGAACAACATCCCCACCCATTATTTCCGATGTCACCAAGTCATTCAAAAACTGAAAGTCTATCCCAAACCTAACCGGCTTCTTATTCTCAATCTCTATTTCCTCCCGAATCCATTCATCCCCTTTTTTCGCAATGAAGAATACTTTATCCTTAGTCACCTTGACTGTGATTCTCCTTTCTGCTTCCCCCACACCCGCTTTCCGAACAAGAATCACGTTCATTCTACTTATAATAGATTTCAAATTTTCCTTATCACCAAAATTGACAGGAACCTCATTGGTAAATTCAATCACTTCCTCTGAATCAGGGAAAGACCCCGCAACCAACCGGAAGGAAATATAAATACCGTCCTCAGATTTAAAATCTATCCAACCTTCTCGGATACTATAACTAACCCAGGAAAATTGTTTCAATAATTTAATGGATTCCCCCAAAACTAAAACATCAGCACAAGCGGGAAGTCCTACATTGCTTCCCTGGATATGAGAAATCCTGAACCCATCACAAGATTCAATGGTATCCCCTGTTATATGCAAACAGCATAATGTATAGTTTTCCATTCTATCAGATACAGAAATAAGACAAGTATCAGCAGATTCTATAAACTTTTCAGGGAGAGGTTCCCATTCAAATTTATCATAGTCCCAACAGACTCCATAATCCTCCAAAATCTCATCGTAACTATTCAACTTGACCTTTACATTCCCCTTCTTATTCACCACCGAAACGAATCCCTTACTATCCAATCGTAAAGAGAATTCATCCTTTGCCTGTAAGCTCTTGATCAGTGAATAGAGTTTTTTACCTTCAACTGAGAAATTATGTTCTATGGGAAATGGAATCGAAATATCTATAGCGTCATTGAATAACACCATCCTTCCATCTTGGAAATGAATACGGGAGAAAGCCTGTAAAGTTGGATTCTCCTGTAAAATTCCGATTGACCAGGACAGGACATCTATTACATCACTTCTTTTATACATACCAACTCCTTACAAGTAGACTGCTGCACCACAATAAAATACCATGATGCAGCAGCTTCCTTTCCCTACTGTTTTGTTACTTCCAAACGAGGATTATATCACGCTCACCACACTTCTCTATAAACTTCGTGATTATTCCAACATAAGCCCTCATTGCCACTAGATTTTCTTCCTTCTCCAATTCCTTTGCATAGATTCCCTCAGCCCCCGTAATCAATTCCTTTTGCTTTATCTCAGGATTCCTCATGTAGACATCAAGAATACAATCGATTCTTGTCAATACCCGCTCCTTCTTCACTTTCTCCTTTTTGACTTTCTTCTTTGGTTTTTCCTCAACAACCGGATCAGGTTCCGGTTCTGTGACTGTCTCTGTTTCCTCCGGTTCGGAAGGTGTTTCAGGTTCCAATTCAGGTTCCGGTTCCGGTTCCGGTTCCGGTTTGGGCTTCTTCACAACCTTTTTCTTCTTTTTCACTACCTTCTTTTTAGGCTTTTCTTCAACTTTCTCCGGTTCCTTCGCTTCCTCCTTCGTTTCAGATTCTTCAGATTCGGACAAGGAATTAAACACCTTCCAAACCAGTTCACTCAATTCATCCTTATCCGAAACCAAACCCTGAATCTGCATGAGAGCAGATTTCATTTCATCAACCGGAAGTTTAGGGCTGACTTCCGGATCAAGTCCCAACTTCTCATTCAACTCCTTAATCGCCTTTACGTAATCCTTTCTCGTTACCTTCGACATCGTTTCCTCCAATCATTATCACAACCAGTAAATCTAAACTTCAGAATCAGTATAAATCATTCAGAATATAAAAGTCAAGTAAAATTTTAACTTTTTCTAAACTTTTTTGTTCTCCTTCATTCCGATTTCTCCCATACAACCATAGAGGTAGGACTTTTATCAAGTTCCAATCTAATCAGATCCATATGAACAACATGAAAAACAGGGATCAACTTTTTCGACATCCACAATAAAACATCTTCAAAATGAGAACTTCCGGTTACTACCTCTAAATAATTATGGTCCAATCTGTCAATAACACTTTTTTGAACAACCTTACTTATTATATCAAAGTCCACTTCACCAACTATTCGAGTTCCTTCCTGCTTCCTAACAAACACCCTGAAATCATACCTTATTTTATCTTCAGGGTTATAAAATGAAAGCTCCTTCATCATAATCATGTTACTCATTCCTTCCTCCTGGTTCTATTATACATTTCAGCCAATTATTTCCGTATCCTTTTTTCAGGAATATAACTTGCAATGTAGGGTCTACAAATATCAAGGCATTGTAAAACAGACACTTGACGGAAAAACGGACTACCTCCCCGAATCACCAATTCCACAATTCTTATGATTCCCTTCTTTTTCTCATCCTCAGTTTGATTGATTCCATACATGACCGTTACATGACCATATTGACGCTTATCCTCCGAGAAATTGGACAATCCTATGTTTGCCTTATCATAACTAGCTGCATCCGCTTGCGTAGCCGTTATAACGCAACAGTGCCTTTCCTGTGACAAAGCCCTGAGTGATTTCCAAATTTCATTCTTCTGGTGTCGAAATTCCTCTGATTTTCTTCCACCGTGAACCAGAATATCAGCATAATCAATAACCACCACATCAGGAATGATTCCTTCAAAATACTCCAACCTGTCCAATTCCTGTCGAATGACCAGTGGAGAAAGTGTTGAATTCGCATAGGACAGAAGCCGAAAATTTTTAGCCTGTCGTTTTTTACTCCATTTCATTGATTCCTTATAGGCATCCCCCCATTCCAAAGGTTTGATTCTTTTCTTCTCATACAAGATTTCACCATCCTCCAAATATGGAATCGATATCCTCTCCTTCTTTTTAGCCAGATAATGAATCGGTTTCTTACTTACATATCCCTGAATCCTCAAAATCATTTCCTTTTCACCCATATCACCGGCATCAAAAAATACAACATTTTTCCTAGCTCTGTAAGCTCTCATTGCAAGCTCAATTAGCCAGAAGGTTTTCCCCCTTTTCTCTGGAGCTAGAAACGCAATAAATGATTCCCTCTTAAACTGGTGATTCATCATCTGTCCAAGTGGTTCCTTTGATGGAAATGAAAACATAGTTTCTTCCCTAAAATTAAATGAATCATGTATTGCATTCATGTCGGTAACGGGATCGATTCCACTTGTAGGAACTCTGTCTATCAATTGATACTGCTGAAAGCATGATTCCGCTTCCTCCACGTTCCTTTTATCGATTGCCTGAGTAATATCATCCCTAAACTTACGCAATGATTCCAAACTAAAGAATTTTCTGCTTTCATCCAACAGATAGTCAACATTTAAGTCTTCTTCCAGTGATTCGTAGTCCTGACTTAAAGTAGACAATAATTTTGAAATGAAAGTCAGTTGTTCAGGTTCGATAGTTTGAGAATTGGAATCATAAATATCCTGGATATGAGCTTGTGGAGCTTTGTCAAATTTATCAAAGTAATCAAGACACCATTTCATAATTACCTTGACACCGGAATTCCTGATCAGATCCACCTTAACTGATTCTCTAATTTGACGCAAAAACTCAGTGGATACAATCATCCCTATAACAATTTTCTTTTCTATTTTTTTATCGATTCTGCTTATTTTCATTTCAACCCTTCAAAAATCAATTCTAAGCGTTTCAAAACGGCTACCCATACCTAACCATTACTTTTGAATTAAAGTCTATCCTGGTGGCTGTTAGACCCCTTCCTGTCGATTTTAACGGTGGGAGCGCAACACCAATTTTCCATTACAAGAAGTCTGACATATTTTTGCCGTCATATGCCACCTGGGATGAATCCCATTTATCATCCAGATATGATCTAAAAATATTCAAGTGAATATCAAGGCAAGCAAGATTCATGGTTGTTATCCAGTTCTGGTCAACCAGCCAGTGATAGTAGTCATCATATAATTTTTCAACAGTGGGTAAAAATTGTTTAAATCCATAACCTAAATTTTCTTCCTCTGGAAGTGAATCATACCAGTTACACATTTTAACCAACATGAGAGATAACCTATCTTTTTTCTTGGAATCATTTTTAATGTTCAGTAAATCAGCAAAGTTTTCAAACTCATTCCTTGAAATATTATACTGAACCTTTTTCTTTTTCCTGGAATAATTTGAATGATTCTGACTGGCATAAAATAAAAATGATGATAAAAATTCTTTAGGATGAGAAGGATTATACAATAAAGTTTTTAAACTTTGTATCGGGACGGCATCCCTGCCGTTTTCATAATATTTGGATAATCTCCGCAAAGCTCTTAAAATTTCAACTTGTGACCATTTTTTTGTAATGAAAGCCGTATCTAATTTACCTTCAATAAACTTTTTTAGATTCTTTCTCTTGGACACAAAAGTTCCTTTTTGCATTTCTGTAAACATAGCTACACAATTTTTATAAATCTTTGTATTTGTATTTTCATGCCTGGGAACTCCCTTCAATGAATTCCAGAAGTTCATAAATCTGTTAGACTCATCTTTTGTTGATTCTATTTTTCTAATATTCAACTGGATTAAAGTAGTCTGTTTGATTCTCTTTTGTTTAATCATTATTTCTCCAATTTAGAAAAGTAGAGGAAAAAGAGAATAAAGTAGCGAAAGAAAGGCGAAAGTAGATATATATTATATTATTTTATATTTTTTAATATAATATCTTAGACTCTTAAATATTAATTAGATGTATTCGTAAGAATATATATAATTATATACATATCGCGGGATCACGCGCAGCCCTGCGTAATGTGCGGGCGGGTGCGGGTATGTGTGCGCCCACGCCCGCGATACTAACTACAGATGAATCTACAGGTGAATCACTCATTATATAAGAATCTTTTTGGATAATTTTATACCTTCCTCTCTGTCTAAATCACCAGGATCAGACATATCGGGGATTCTGATAATCTCTGTTTCCGTGAAGTATGAAACATGGTCAGCTAACTTTTCAGCTTGTGATTGTGCTTGGTCCTCATTGTCAAACAGAATCGATACTTTTTTAAATCGAATCAGTAAGTTGGCTTGTGCTTGCGTCCAGGTGATTCCCAATGTTGCAACAGAGCCAGGAATTTTCCAGCTATCGAAAACACCCTCCACAACTATGATGGATGAATGGTTTATCAACTCAATTCCATAGAGATACTTTTTGATATCACCATAATTTTTATACGGCTCTTTTGCCTTATCGGTGACATCCCTTGCAACATAACCTAGAATCTTATAGTCCTCATCCCTGATAGGAATAAATAACCTAAACCTAGAGGCTTTCAGTTTTCTTTGTTCAATGATTTCAAGTGGGAATCCCCGTTTATGCAGATATTTTTTATGGGTATGACTTAATTTGGTTAGTGGTGGAACTGAAGGAATCTTTTTGGGTTTTGTTCCAATGGAGATATCTAAAGTCAATTCTTCAGGCTCAACATCGAGAATCTTAAATAGCGCATTTATCGACCTTGCGCCACATCGCCAGCAGTTTACTACTCCTTTCCCTTCTACTGCGATCCCTAAATGATAATCCTTACTTGCCGATGGAGGACAGAACGGACAATGGATATTTACCCACCCTTGCGTATTGTGCTTATGATTGGTGGTATACTCTATCCTATTGTCCTGTAAGAATTTAAGGATGTTCATTTTTTAGGTGTTCTCGATTTAATGAATTCTATGCACACCTTTTTTGCTTCAACCAGACTGCCTACATCACCTTTTCCACCATAATCGGAATGAGCTTTAAACACTGATTTTTTGAAGGCTACTTTGACCTGTTCCTCAGTAGCAGATTCTTTTAGTCCCAATTGCTGAAAGGCTGACATTGGAACAACTCGAAAATGTTGATGATACCCAAAATTTGAGTTACCGGTAAACTTAAACTTAAATTTGGTTTCTTTAGAAGACTTACCATGATCCACACCAGAATGGAATGTGAACCTAGCACTATTGGAAAATCCTTCAAATCGTTTGTTCAGTTCTGTCATCAGTTCTTCCTCTGACATTTTCAACATTTCTTCTATTGAAAGGTTGCGTTTTTCATTAGTCATCAATCACCCCCTTTCAATTTGTAAAGTCCCTGGGTCTACCATCAGGAAAAAATTTATTCCCCCTGATAACTGCTACCGTGATATCCTTCCCTATTGCTGGATGATCATCCCTTTGTTTCCTTTGCAGAACCACCAGAACCTTACTTTTGTGCGCCAGCGCAATTGCTGTAGCTTTCTCAATAGCTGGTTGCAGGGAGGCGTATTTTGACTTGTCCTCCTTTGTCAAATACTCAGATAGAATTTTAACTACCGACATCGTTTATTCTCCTTCCTGATCTAATTCATTCCAAGGTTCCAAAATTTGTGTTATGTTTACAGTCCCAATCGTATCTCCTGTGACCTCATTGTCATGGAGAAGCAATCCCTTGTTGTCCATCAAGATTGCATTTTCAAACCATTTCTTTTCATTCTTTCCATCACCGTGCATCAATTTTTCATTGTAAGTCAGTTCCGCAACTACCGTAATTGTTTTCATTTTTTACTGTCCTTTCGTTTTTCGGTATCCACCGACATTCGGAAATACCCCATTTTCGCATTCTAAGGGGTCTGACTTCGATGTTCGACCTCCTTTCTATACCTTACCATTACTTTCATTTTTAACGCGCTTAGAATGGCTCTCAGACGTTTTTGCAATATGTTGAATTTCAATTTGCTTTAGTGTATTTTGAATATCATCTATGACATCCGATGAGGACAGAAAATTACTCCATCCTGTTTCATCCTTCCAGTCCTCCGGTTCGATATCCATAGTTTCGATATTATCAGTAACCAGATGGAGGTTGCCTTGGTCATCTACAATTACCAGATTCATACTTTATATCCTCCAGCTTTCAATAACACTTCATCTCTGACAGTTGTTTCCAAGAATTGACACCTGGAATAACCAGCAAGTTCAGTTGGTTTAACTGGTTCACCATCAACTAGAAGCAAGGGACGGGAATCCTCTGCTTCTATGATGATACTTGCACTTGATACTTGGTGGTTTTTAATGAGTTTCATTATATTCCCCTTTCTCTAGTTGGTTCATAATTCTTTTCATGTTGATATTATACAATAAGGGGAATAAAAAGTCAAGTAAAAAATAAACTTTTTTTGAAGTAATTTGAAATGAGTGTTATAAATATGCGTGAACAACAAGGTTAGTTACCAGAATTATTTTTATAATCCTCTAACAAATTCATCAAAAGTGAGGATTCATCTGTTTCCTTACCATCAAGGATTGCATCCAAAACTTTCATTTTCTCATCCAGCAGATTCGCTATCTGTTCTTCAATAGTTCCTTCCGCAATCATATAATAAACATTGACTGAATTTTTCTGACCGATTCTGTGTAATCGATCCATCGCTTGCGCGTGTTCACCAGGACTCCAGCCAAGTTCTAAAAAGCAACAAGTGGAAGCCGCACTTAAAGTAATTCCTACTCCAGCAGCTTTGATATTTCCAACAAACAATCTACACTTAGAATCATTCTGAAACGTATCGACTGCTTTCTGTTTTTGAGTTATAGAATCCCTACCATCCAACTTAACCGGATTGAATTGTTTGAAGTTCTGCATTACCCAATCGACTGTGAAATGATGAGTGGTAAACAGCACCAATTTACCGTTCTCAGTCAGGAAGTTGTTTACCCATTCCTGAACAGAATCTAACTTAGCGGAAACTGCAACCTGTTTTAAGGCTTCCAGTTTTGCTAACGCATTGATTTTCGCACCTTTATCCGATAATTTAGATTCTTTAATCCATGCTGTTAATTCCGCTTCCTTCCTATTGTAATTTACCTTATTGATCTGAAACGGAAGGATGGACACTGTTTTATCCGGCAAGTCCTGAAGGACATCTTTTTTCAACCGTCTAAGCATTAAGGGATTAATTTTTTCTCTCAATTCCCCAATATTACTCGCACCATCAAACTTCCAACCCCAATAATCCTTGTGCGCATCACAATACCTCATTGCATATTTCCAGTATGAGGGAAACTGTGCAGGAGATATTAGATTCAAGGTGTTAAAAAACTCGACAGGCCGGTTGATAATTGGTGTTCCTGATAAGGCGATAATACGATCAACTGTTTTACCCAATTTCATTGCAGATTTCGTAGTCCTTGTTTTATTAGATTTGATCTTGTGGACCTCATCTAATACCAAAACACTGATTTTTCCTCTCAATCTGTCAATGTATCTATACAAAATATCATAATTGATAATAGTGATTCCCTGATCCAGTTTTCCACTGCTTCCATTCACAACTTCAGCATCATCATTCATCCACTTTTTAATTTCCCTTTGCCAGTTCAATTTCAAGGAAGCAGGACACACAATCAAAGCCGGACGGATATCAGGATTGATTTTCAAATAGCCTATAGTTTGTATAGATTTCCCATTTCCCATCTCGTCAGCCAGCAATCCCCTACCATTCCTTGACTGTAACCATCGGACACCTTGTTTCTGAAACGGATATAATCCTTCAAGTAGGGATTTATCAAAGTTGGAGCAGGATAAAATATTATATTCTTCCTCAACCTCATTTATGAAAGGGAAGTATTTTTTTACTCTATTCAGATTTGATATACAAATATTTGCAGTCCAGAATTTAGGTGAGGAATGCCACCGTCTACCTTCCAACTTTCGCATGACATCGACCAGGGAAGGGTCATAAGGAAAACGGAAAATCAATCTCCGTTCACCTTCTATTTTGCGTATAGCAAGGTTATTTTCCATACGCAACATTATACAGGAAAAGTAAAATAAATGTCAAGTAAAAAATAAACTTTTATTGAGGGTTTTTATTTAGTTGAACTGTGAACCAGGGAACTTCTTTGAGTGCGGGAATATGTCTTAATTTTGCTCCGTGTTCCCCCCATTTACCTTCCTCACCAAGAGTCTCACCATGATCCGAAGTCACTATGATTTTCATATCATATTCAAGTAGAGGAAGAATTCCATTATTGATAACATAAACCAGATTAGCCGTGTATGCCTTTACAAGATCCATCCCATTAGTAGGATGTTTATTTGTCGGTCCATCAAACACATCTTCATATTGAGTGGGTTTTGCTTCCTTTCGAGCATTCACGAAATCGCGCACACCAGAAGGAATCTCTCCGATATAGGGAGCGTGGGGTTGCATGGAATGAGCCACTATCTTTTTATGTCCTCTCTGTAAGGCCCTCTTAACACCTTCCAATATAGCATCTGCTGGAACAGTAGGAATTCCATCAACACATCTTTTCCATCCCCAATCCCATACAGGATCAACATACTTAAAGTGATTCTGTCTATCTTTCCAATGGAACTTAGAAGTGTAAGGAGAACCAGCAACATACGCGATATCAAAATATTCCTTAGTCCATGTTCCTTTTATCCATTCTCTGGTGCATGGACCTTCTGATACAACCCTTTCCAATTCACCCGGAATCTTACAGACATTTTTGAATATGTCGTATCTGCAAGCATCTAATACAGCTATTATGAATCTATCTTCTGTATCTATGAGATTGTGAATTAAATCAACTTGAGATTTCATACTGTCTGGAGGATTATTTCACCACCGGTAAGGTCTTGAAAGTAGGGACGGATATATGTCTGTAAAGGTTCTTCATCACCCATGATTCTGACGTTATGGAAACTGGTAGGAGAATCTCCATCTTCCCAAAACTGACAAGTGGTTCCTGTTTCCCACCAACTATTTATCAAAGCCCTTTGTGCTTGTGTAATCCAATTCACTGGAACCGAATAGCCGGTAAAACTTCCTTCTTCAATATAGGTATATAAATCACCTGTTTTGGTTGTATGGTCTGACCGAAATATCGTTTTTAATCTCTCGAAACCATAATCAACAGGAACCTCTATTTGAGAACTGCCTGGACCTTGTAATATCGGTTGTCCCATGACCTATTTCCTTTTCAACTTTCTCAGTTTCATACCTTCAGGAAAAACAACACCTTCAGGAATCTTTACTTCTTTTGAGGTATCCACAATATAACTATCCCTAAGATATTCATAAGGAATCACTCGCTTAATTATTGCTTTTCCATCATCACTAATTACTGCTTGATCTCCTATATTGCTTTTGATTTCTAATGCCATTTCCGTATCAAGACTTATTCTACATTGTTCTGAGTTTGCTGGGTTCTTTCCGTGTCTAAAGAATAGGCGTGAAAGGTTATCTGGATAAACCTCTGAATAATACACACTAATAATTTCACCAGAAATGTTATTGCAAAGAATCTCTAAAAACATACTACCATCCTTTCCTTTAATCAATATGCCTATACCATCGAAGTGCCCCTGTGTGATTGGGTGGGATAGTATTTAATCCTTCTGCTTGACAAGAATCTCCAGCAGTGTTTTGTGTNNGNGAATCGGAATCAAACCGCCAAAAAACATCTGAATGGTTACCCGAATCAACTTCTGGTATATGACTATGATCATCCATAGGCACATAAACAGGATGCCCCGAGGCAAGCTCTCCACCCCACGAATCTTGAAACATTTTCAATGCTGACTTTGTTACTTCTGGCGCACCAGCATCACCATCAGCCATAGCTTGAAAGTTATCGTAAAGCTGTGTCATTTTTGTTGAATTCAGTAAACTTCCGAATGCGAATGATAAACTTGTCCAACCCATCTTATCCTCCTAATATAAGCGATTATAATCCTCATCCAATAATCCCCAATAGGCATCATCTAAAACGAATCCTGCCAATCTTCCCATACCTTGACCATACCCTTCATCAAGAGTTAATTCCATAGATTTCGACTCTATATCTATTTCAACATTTGTGGACAGTAGATTCTTTTCATTAAAACTGAAAATTGGAGTGGTAAATAATACTTCATCCCCTGGAGTTAGATCAAGGAATCTGAAAGGTGTCGTAAGAGTTGTAATTATGTTTGGTTCAGCCCTTCTATATGCTACCCTTTGAGCCAGATTCAAAGCAGACACACTATTAACAAACCAAATCATAGTATCATCATATGTTAAAGAATTCAATCCATAACTGTTTACCGAATCTGTATTTTGAAAGGTTACTACTCCACCTTCCCACTCACCACTAGAAACATTGTAATCCATATTAACAGATATCTCATTGATTATCTGTTTGGTTGTGGCAACTAAATCAGGATCACCAACATAGTAACTATTTGACATATCTACCGTAGTTAGAGAATTTGAAACCATCCCTGACCATCTACTAAAGTAAATCTTACCATCACCTAAAATATAGATTGAACTATCAGTCAATGTCTTCAAGGTTTCCAATGCTTCTATAATAGATTGACCGGTAAAATTTGCACCCACAAAAACCGTATCGTTATCAAATACATTCCACCAAGCCAACCAAGTAGTATAATCTAAATCAGGATTACTTGTAGATTTTACATTACTCAATTCTCCATAACTAGAAACTAAGGTCCAAGCTAAATCAGCGGGGTTATTACTAGCAATACTGATGTTTCCACCTGAATTGCTTGTTCCTACCTCTTTATCACCAAACAACCTAAAGGAATCCTCAAACACTAATGTTACCAAAGTTCCATTATAATTCGCATCAACAAGATTCCCCTTGAATAATGAAATTGTTTCATAGCTGTTTGCAGCATGACAGAACCCATATTCTAACTGACCTTCCTGTGTAAATTGAAGTTTATTTGACAGCAAGGAATTAAATGTCTGATCAGCATTTGTGACATCAACTGTGAAATCACCGGCTACCACATCATCAACATTTCTAGTTATGGTCCCATAGTCAACAACTTTGTTACTGATATCACTATTATTGAAAGTGAACTTCATATACAGGGAAGATGGAACAGTTGATTCCATATTCGATCTAAAGAAACTGGATACGTCTAAACTCATGCCCTAGCCTTTTTATATCTCATAGTAGTAGTTCCACCTTTTCTACCATAATCAGTCAATGCTTTCGATATCTTCTTATCAACCACATCTAGCCACCAATTAGAGGATTTATTCATCAATGCCTGATCAATAGATGAATTCGGCAAAAAGTTAAAATTCTTGATAACCGTAGACTGTTGCGCTTCTTGCTGATTCTCGAATCTGACCGGAACAGAACCACCCTCCATAGGAATGACTGCTTCCTCTCTACTCGGATTGTCTCCTATCATAGCCAATGTTGGTTGCCTTACGACAAGTCCACCCGCACCACTAGGAACATTTTGTAATGGATCCATACCACCTTGAACTACCCCACCTTTAGCAAAGTTCCCCAACCATTTAGCAGCTAATGCAGGACTAAACATAGATGAAAGAAGAATTAACAAAGCCTGATGAGCTAACATCCTACCTATCATTTGAACGAAAGCATTTCCTATTTGAGTGAAAACGCTACTCATAATTTCACCAAAACTTTCGGTGTCCTGAATCATATGATTAAATGCTACGCCAAAACCTCGTTCTATGTCACTGAATGTCCGTTCTGAGAAATCAGAAAAATTTTTCATTCTTTGTTGTTTTTCATCCAAATCCTTTTTGTCTATCTCAGCCATTTTAGCTTGATAGAGTTTCTTTAATTCCTTTGATGCCCCATACTTCATTATTTGCAAACTTAACCACGTATTGATATCCTCACGTTCACGATCCAGGTCACTTAAACCCATCCGGCGTAGTTCTTCAGAGAAATTAAATCTGGCAACTTCAGCTTCCATAAACGCATCTTTGAAAGGCTCTCCCCATTTTTCGGAAGGAGCGAAATCAGGAAGCTCAAGTTCCATCAACTCTGCTAATTCTGTTATCTCATCAGCTAAGATATCAGCAAGATCCAGACCTATATCACCGATTGGAGGAAAATCTATATCACCCATCTTTTCTAGAGCATCATCAAATCCTTTAGCCGGAAGTGGGGGATCAAAGATCCACTCCTGATTTCTTTCCCATAACTCACGAAGTTCGTTCATCGAAGCGTCAATAGATTTAGGATCTGTAGTAAGTCCTAATCCTATAAAGATTCCTTGAGCAAATGGTCCTTTTAATTGTTCCCAAAGATCCTTTCCCATTTCCACAACAGCAGATTCCACTTCATTGAACTTTTTAACCAGTTTGTCCAAATCTTCAAAAAATGCCTCCCCAGGAAAAACTTTCACAATCTTTTTCCAGCCACTAGAAAGCCATTTTGTAGCGGACACACCAAAGCTCTTTAACCCCGATTTAATCTGGTCGAAGTGTTTAATCAAACCAACTATAGCACCAAGGATGGTTCCACCTGGAAAGAGAAGTAGTAATCTTTGCCAATTATCGTATAATACTTCCCTAACCACACGCCCGAATGTCCAAATCGTATCTCTTATGTTGTCAAAACTTTTCGCCAATAAAACGATTCCACCTATAACTCCCCCTATGATAGCTCCACCGATCATAAATGGTGCAAGTGGAATAGCCAAAGAAACAATCACTGCACCTAAAGCAATAAAAGCAGGTATGAGAATTCCCGCAATAGTTCCAGCAACAGCGGCAAATGCTACAATGAGTGGAGTTTTGAACTTATTTACAAAATCTATAGTAGCTTCCAATGCAGCAGGAAGTGTTTCATCCATAAGTTGAATCAGAAACTTCAAGAAATCCTTTCCAAACTCAAGTTCAACAGCACCTAATTTCCTTAAAAACAGTTCCCAGGTATCAATTACATTACTCCATAATCCATGTAAGGTTTTAGCCTGTTTATACATAAGGTTATGGAATCTACCACCTTCAGCACTTAAACCTCTGACAGCTTCCCTAACCTTTTCAAAGGGAACCAATCTAGCCTCTACCATCGATTGCATAGCTCCAACAGGTTGATCCATAACCTTTGCTAATTCTGCAAGCAAGGGAACACCGGCTTCGGTGAACTGCCTAAGTTCCATCCCCGTTAATCGGGTAGCTGACTTAACCTGTCCCATTGCCAATGTCAATCTAGGAAGTTTTTCCATTCCTACAGCAGCAGCAACATTACCAAGGGCTTCAAGGTCTAATCTGACTTCTTTTTCTGTGATTCCATATGCCAGAAGTCTTTTTGTTGCTTCCTCAATTCCAAGCAAGGTAAAAGGTGTTCCCCTAGCCATTTGAGCCAAGTCTAACAAGAGGTCTTTTCCAACCTGCATCGAACCTAACATAGTCCCAAAAGCAATCTGTGACTGCTCAAATCTACCTGCGGCCTGGAGTGCAGACAAACCTAATGCACCCATAGCAGTACCAGTAGCAGCTAATGCGAATGCAGCCTGTCTGGAAGCAGATGCCGTTTTCTCAATAGTCTGTTTAAATTTTCCTACCTTAGCATCGACATCAGTTAGAACAGAACTAATCTTATCTTTAGCACCAAAGATTATTTCAATCTTATTAGCCATTATCTAAAGCTCCGTCTGGCTGATCTGCCTTGTGATCCAGATTGTTTTCTTCTGCGCCTATTGACAACTCGCTGTATTTCATCCACTTCCGATAAAGTTAAATCCATCAAATCCCTTTTACTCCATCCGTATTCAGCCCCAAAGAAATCAAGTAACTTTACGAACTCTCTTTTTCTTGGACTGATTCGTCTGTAAAAAAA